TCAACGGAGCGGGGATCCAAGACAACGGCATGGATTAAAAAACCGCGACCGAGGAAAAAATGAGCCACCCATCCCAGGGCCAGGATTTGATGGAGGGCGTCTACCAGACGCCGCTCGAAATCCTGCGGCCGGTTCACCACCGCTGGCCGCTGGGCTTCGACCTCGCCGCCCATGCCCAGAACAACGCCGTGAAAAGATTGGGAAGGGGAGACGGGTATTTTTATGGGGAGGACGACAACGCCCTGGCCCAGCCATGGATGGGACCCAAGATCGATCCCGAGGAATGGTGCTGGCTGAACCCGCCATTTGGAGACATCGATCCATGGACAACCAAGGCGGAGACCGAGGCCAAGGACGGTGCCAAAATAGTCATGCTCCTGCCCAGCGCAACGGGAGCGGGATGGCTGGAGCCATGCCGGCGGAGCGCCCAAATCATTTTTTTAATCGGCCGCCCGATTTTTGAATTCATCAACCCCATGACGCATAAAAACCCGGCCAAGAGGGGGAAACCGAACACCGACCCATACGGGAAGGACATGCTCCTGGCAATTTTTGGACACGGCACATCCACCGGCTGGTGGGATTGGAGGAAATAAATGAAACCGCCCCCCACCCCCAAGGAGCCGCATGAGTGACGCGATGGAGAGCAAGCAAATTCAAATTTGGCCCCCATGTGAACACCATTCCTGCGATGGGTTTGAATGCGTCCTTTACCCTAACGATGCAGATTTGTGGGACAACGAAAACAGCGATAACCATGAAGAGGAGCCGCATGAGTGACGCGATGGAGTTACCTGACGGGTGCGATCCGATAAAAACGCCGCTGGAAGGCATTGATAAAATCGTCAACGGTATAGGGTATGCACACGACAACGATTTAAAAAACTGGGCACTAGCTACTCGCCGCCTAATACGCAAAGTCACCCCCACCCCCAAGGAGCCGAAATGACATTCCGAAATTGGAGATACGACGAGGAAACCCTGAACCACATCATCGAAAAATCGCCGGCGGCATTGGAGGCCTTCAATAAGACGCTGAAAAGCATCCCGCAAATGGCCGGCCTCCGGGAACCCATCGAGAACGCGGTCGAAAACATGGCGAAATTATCCCGGGACCTTCTCGCCGCCAGGGAATACCTCAAGGACGCCGACACCGAGAACGAGCGCATGCGCACCAGGATGGAAAATCTAGAACGCGCAATCATTCAAAAATCATTACCGGGAGGCACCCACCCCGAAAGGCCATGGCCCGATGGACGGCCGGATGAGCCCATGTGCGCGACGGCCGGAATAGAACCAATCAACAAGGAGCCAATATGAAAATGCAGATAGCCGAGGAAGGTCAATGCCTCCACATTTCGCCGGACAGCCATGCCGAACGCGAAATCATCATGTGGTTTATTCAGCAACAACAGGAACGCGAAATCGATCTGGGTTTAATTGGCCGCCCAATGAGCGTAATCCAGACCGCGGAGGAGGTGGGGAAGGCCCAGCCGTTCGTGCGGATTTGCCTCGGAAAATATTTGCCGAAAGCAGGATAGGGAGGAGCCATGAGACAGATGAGCTTTTTTTATACGACCGAGCAAATCCGAAACCGGACCAAGACGGTCACACGCCGCGTGGGATGGAAGGATCTGGTGCCGGGAGATAGAATCAAGGCCGTGGTGAAATGCCAGGGATTAAAACGCGGGGAGAAAACGGAACCGCTGGCCGAGATCGAAATCATCAGCATCCGTTCGGAACCGCTGTACGCCATCACGGCGGAGGATTGCGCGGCCGAGGGATTCCCGGAGATGGGCCCGGACGATTTCGTGGCCATGTTCTGCGATCACATGATGCACCGCCCGGATTGGCCGGTCAACAGGATCGAATTCAGGTACGTATGAAATGCCGATCCACATTCGCCGGGCTCCATTGCGATTTAAAATCAGGGCACAAGGGGAACCACAGCAACGCCGGAACCGCATATAAGCCGATGCTGAACCCACCGACAACACCCACCATCCAAGCGGAGACATTGGCCCGGGACATTTCCGCCCTTTTGATCGCGCTCCTGCAGGGACGGAATGCGGCCGAGGGAAATATCCATTTCCGAATCGAGCCGAGGAGGATGCCGATTTTTTCGATTGCGGTCGGCGATGCCAAGGACCCGATCCATGCCTGAGCAGGAGCCGACACCGATCCACATCCACACCCCATGGCGGATAATTTTTTTGATCACCCTCGGCCTGATTTGCACCACCGCCCTGCTGGGAGGATGGGAATTCGTTTACCAGGACATCGAGACCAAGCGGGATGCCACCAAGATCGACAGCCTGCGGACGGAAAGACAACAAAGCACCGAGGGCGTGAAACGGGATAGGGACGAGACGGAACGCGCCGCCTATATTTGGAAGGCCGAGAGCCTCAAGGTTTATGTCGCGGAAAAAAACCGGAACCGACCAAGGAAAAAAAATGCCCGCACCCGTTAGCGAAAGATTGAGAACGCCGTGGTTTTTCAAATTGGGCGTGCGCCTTCGCGCCTCCTTCGCCTGTTTAACGGCCGGGCACGTGGTCGTGGCATGGAGCCCGCGGTTCCGCCGCGGAGACCGGGTGGCATTCATGGGCCTGGACCAGAAATTAATCCATCAAGCCGGGAGCGCCGCAAATTTCCTCGCCCAGCGCCTGAGCCTTGAGGCCAGCGTCCAGGGCTTATGTGCCGAGGTCGAGGAGGGGGAATGCGATTAAACATTTTCGATTTCGCCGCCGCCGGCGCCTTCATCGGAACCGTGATCAACCTTGCCTTTTTCATTTACAACAGGGACCCAGCGGACGGCGCCGGAACCCTGCTCGGATGCGGGATCGTTTTAATTTTCGTCCGGCTTGCCGGCATCATGGAGAACAGGCGAAGTGAACACCGCAAAGATTGATCTGATTCAGGATACAGCCGCGGCCAGCGGACGAACGCAAACCGAGGTCAGGGCTGTGATTGAGAAATTTCTAGCCGCGGTTTTCCAATGCGCGAAAAAGGAATGGCCGGTCGAGATTCGTGGCTTCGGAACCTTTTACACCAAGGAACGGAAACCGCGGCCGGCACGCAACCCGAGGACGGGAGCGATCGTGCCATTGCCAAAGCGCCGCATTTTACTATTCAGATATTCCCCGGAATTGAAAGAGGACATCGGCCTGTGCCTGGGCCTCCCATACGCCAGCCCCGCCCGCTTCGAGAGCGCCCAGGAGCGCAGGAACATCGCATCACACGCCCGAGCATTCATCAAGGAGAAAACAAAATGAACGATTGGACAAAGGGATTCTGGTTTGGAATTATCGTCGCGATTGCAGGCCAATTGGCCGTGAATTTAATTTTCAAAGCAACGGGAATAAAATGACGACACCCATCAACCGCAACCCCGCCGACCTATACCCGCCATTTGCGAAAATCGTATCGGCGCACCATTGGGCATGGAACGCCACCAACCCAAAGGAATCGATCCAAGTTTTCGAGGGCCTCCGGTCATTCGACAGACAGGCCGAGCTATATGCCCAGGGCCGGACGACACCAGGCAACCCATGCGTGCACAAGACCCCATCCTTTCCCAACGGCGTGCTTTTTCCCATCGGAACATGCAAGGACCACCCGCTAGGGAAAAAGGTCACCAATGCACCGGCCGGATTTTCATGGCACCAATACGGCGTGGCCGTGGATTCGGTATTCGACGCCGACCCAATCAAGCCGGACCTGCAGGCGTCATGGGATGGCAAATTTCCGTGGTTCGCCATGGGCCGAAAGGGAATCGAGATCGGGCTGGAATGGGCAGGGACATGGGACACCTTCCCGGAGTTTCCCCATTTCCAGAAAACCTGGGGAATGCAAATCACCGAAGCACACGCGCTATTTGAGATCGGAGGATTGCCGGCGGTTTGGAACGCGCTGGATTTAACCCGCCAGGTCCTCGCCCGGACACCGAGGGCAACCCAATGATGATCAACGCCGCATGGGCGGATTTCGAGGCCTTGGTGGTGCCGGCCAACGCCGCGGAATTCCAGCGCCAGGAGATGCGCCGGGCATTTTACGCCGGAGCCGCCGCGGTTTATGGGATATCGCTTCGAGCAACGATCAAGCCCGATGGCGACGCCCTGGCCGACATCAGGGAATTAAGGACGGACCTGGAGAATTTCCAACGGAAAATAAGCGACGGCTTCTAACGGCGCCGGCCGGTTCCGGCAACAAAGGAGAACACCATGCAATCGAACCCAGTAGCCGCCCAAAATTTCATGCAGGATGCCATGGACAAGGTCGACCTCGGCGTTTATTCCAACAAGCCAAAGGAATTAACTGGAAAGGTCCGCTCGAAGCCACCGGCGGAGCAACAAGGCGCCGAGGCCAGGAAACGGGAACAGCAAAAGCAAAGAGCCCGAGCCAACGCCAAGGCCGCCATGCGGAAACGGCGCCTCGCCAACGCATGAGATGCCCGAACAAGGTGGAGAGCCGGATATGCAACCGGCGCCTCCGCACCCGGAATATTCTGAGCACGCCAGACGCGCCGGTCCTCGTTTGCCGGCGATGCGGAACCTTCCGGAGCAAGGACTGCCCAGGCCGACATGGAGGCCGGCACCGGATCGCACCACCTCCCAGATGGAAACCAAAGCGGAGACAACAGATGCGCCCGGATTGAAAAGGCGCCTGATCGTTCCACGTGAAACATTGCCACCCAATCCGCAAATTGTGATATTGCCGGGAACGAGGTAGCCACCAAGGCCACCCCGAACCGCTGGTGACCAGCGACGCCGCCTCCCGGGCTCGGGTGGAGCGGCCGACCGTCGCCGCGGGAGAACCACATCCCGAGCCATGAAGGAATACCATGGCCAAGGATCCCGCACCGAAACCGAGCCGAACCAAAACACCACCCCTGGTATTGAAAACCCTGGACGACCTACAAGCGGATCCGGACAACCCGCGATCCATTTCCAAGGCCGCCATCGAGGGCCTGGGATATTCGCTGGGGGAATTCGGCGACCTTTCCGGAATCACCTACAACACCAAGACCGGCCAAATCGTATGCGGGCACCAGCGCCTGGACGGATTGCGGCAAAAGTTCGGACCCATGGCGATCCAGCGGAACGCCGACGGCACCGCCTTCGTGCAGGCGCCCAACGGAGAGACCTACCGAATCCGGGAGGTGGCATGGCCCAGGGCAAAGCAACGCGCCGCGAACATCGCCGCCAACAACCCCGCCCTGCAGGGCCGGTTCACCGACGCCATCCACCCCCAATTACAGGAAATCCTGGCCGAGAACGCCGAGCGGTTCCGGGCCCTGCGCTTCGGAGAATTGCAGGACCGGGAGGAGCCAAAGCCAGGCAAAACACCGGCGGACGCCCTGCCGGAATTACCCACCAAGCCCAGGACCAAGCCCGGAGACCTTTACATCCTCGGCCGGCACCGAATCCTATGCGGGGATTCAACCCAGGACAAGGACGTCGAGCGATTGATGGCCGGACAACGAGCGCACATGGTTTTTACCGACCCCCCCTACGGCGTCGGCTATAAAACCATATCCGACAAAATCTACAAGCCGATCCGCGGAGACGAGAAAAAGGCGGACGACCTGGTCGCCAAATTGCTCCGGCCGGCATTCCGCCTCGCGGCAAAGCACAGCCTGCCCACCGCCGCGTTTTACATTTGGCACGCCTCCAGCACCCGGGAAGATTTCACATTCGCCCTCAAGGCCGAGGGAATCGTCGAGACCCAATACCTGATCTGGGTAAAAAACAATTTCATTATGGGACACGCAGATTACCATTGGGCCCATGAACCATGCTTTTATTGCCACAAGGACGGAGAGAGCGCACCGTTCCACGGCGACAGGAAACAGCAAACCGTCTGGACCGCCAGCCTGCAGGACGGGAAAAGCGATGTCGCCGCGGCATTGGCATCCGGCCTCCTGCTTTTGGACGGACAAGGCGCCCAGCTATACCTCCAAAGCAAAGCGCCGAAAGGGAAAAAGCTGAGGACCATCCGGATCACGCCCGGCCAGAAAATCGAGCTCCTGCAGGACAGCGCCGCCACCGACACCTGGACCGTCGCCAGGGACACAGCCGCCGACCACCCCACCCAAAAGCCGGTCGAGCTCGCCACCCGGGCCCTGATCAATTCCAGCCTGCCCGATCAAATCGTCCTCGACCTTTTCGGAGGGACGGGATGCACGCTGATCGCCGCCGAGCAATTGAACCGCCAAGCCCGAATCATGGAACGGGACCCGGGATATTGCGATTTAATCGTGGACCGATGGCAGGCCTTCACCGGAGAGACCGCGGAAAAGGCGCCAAAGAATGGCTAAGGCCAGCGGGAAAAGGGGACCGGACAAGGGAACCGGAGGAGGACGCCCAACCCTCCTCACGCCCGCCGTTCACCAGATAATCGTGGACGCGATCACCATCGGCATGTACGAGGCCGAGGCCGCACGCCTCGCCGGCATCGACAAGAGCACCCTAAGCACATGGAAAATAAGGGCTTCCAAGGGCGGAGGTAACAATCCATATTCAAACTTGATCAACGCAATGCGCGACGCCGAGATCAAGGGCGAATTCAACCTGGCCATAACCGTCGCCGGCCAGGCCCGAACCGACGGCCGCCTCGCCCTTGAGGTCCTGAGCCGCAAATTCCCGAGCCGATGGGGGAGACGGGACACCATGCGATTTGATCCGAAACACCCCCTGCCAATTACCGGAGCCAAGGGAATGGTCCTGATTTTGCCGGACAATCGCCGCGGGGATGGGCCCAAGGCCAAGGCGACGCCGGCACGGTGAAAGCCACCATCGAGGTCGACGCCCCAACGATAAGGCCACAAGCCGGACCCCAAACCGAATTCCTCGCCAGCGAGGCCGACATCGTTATTTATGGAGGCGCCGCATACGGAGGGAAAACCTACGCCCTGCTGATGGAGGGAGGCCGGCATAAAGACAACCCGGGATTCACGTTTTCATGTTTCCGCCGGTCGATGCCCCAAATAAAAAAACAAGGCGCACTATGGGATACGAGCTTCGAAATTTACCCAGCCCTGGGAGCGACGCCGGCAACGGGAGATTGCTCGTGGACATTTGAATCTGGGGCTGAAATAAGATTAGCCCATTTGGAGGACGAGAACACCCTGCTCGATTACGACGGCGCCCAGATTGCCCTGATCGGATTCGACCAGCTGGAGCAATTCACCGAGCGCCAATTCTTTTACATGCTTTCCCGCAATCGATCCGGATGCGGAGTGCGGCCATATTGCCGGGCGACGGCAAACCCACCGCGGAGGAAAAAGGGAGCATCCCGGCATTGGCTCCGGAACCTTCTCGATTGGTGGATCAAGGGAGAGAGCTACCCGAAGGAGGAAAGGGGATACCCAATCACGGAGCGGACCGGCGTCGTCCGCTATTTCCACCGAGAGGACAACAAAATAATCTGGGTGGAAAAGGGATGGAGGGACGCGGAGGGAACGGCGCCGAAATCGATCACCTTCATCCCGGCAAAATACAGCGACAACAAAATCGGCATGGCCAGGGACCCGGGCTACGTTTCCAATTTGAACGCCCAGGAGCGGGGAGATCGCCTCCGGCTGAAAGAGGGGAATTGGGATGTGATGGAGGAGGCCGGGATGTTCGATCCCGCCTGGTTCAAGATCGAGGATCGAGCGCCCGCGGGCATGCGCGCCGTGCGATATTGGGATCGAGCGGCAACGGAGGCGACACCGAAAAACCCCGATCCCGATTGGACGGCCGGCGCCATCGGAGGCCTCGACGACCAGGACGAGCTATGGATCACAGGCATGGAACATTTCCAGGATGGCCCAGGAGGAAACGAGCGCCGGATAAAGCGAACCGCGGAAATTGACGGGAAGGAAATCGAGATCGCATTGGAGCAGGAGCCCGGGAGCGCCGGCAAGGACGTCGTCGATTATTACCAGAGCAAGGTGCTAAAGGGATACACCGTCCACGGCGACAGGCCAACCGGAGACAAGACCATCCGGGCCAAACCATGGTGCGCAAAAGCGGAACGCGGAAAGGTTCACCTCGTGCGCGGGGATTGGAATCACGCCTTCCTGGCCGAGGTTTCTACTTTCCCCGACGGCAAAAAGGACCAGGTCGACGCCGTGAGCGGGCTCCATAAATTCCTGACGGAGCCGGACAAATTCACATACGGCGCCCTGGCCGAGCGATAGGAGAGACCCATGAGCAAGCTAAAACCCATCACCGCCAAACAGCAACAGCGCCTGAACGTCGCGGATACGAAAACCCGCACCGACGCCTGGGCCAACCTCCTCACCGGCGTCGGCGTCAAGGGAATAGATCGACGCGCCGACACCACCTACAGGCCAACCGGGCGATTGAGCGATGGCGTGCTCCGGGACATGTACCGAGGCGACGGGTTCGCCCGGAAAATTATCGACGTGCCGGCAAAGGAAATGATGAGGAAAGGATTTACCCTGGTGGGCGATCCCGATGGATTTGTGAACGCCCGATTTCAGGAGACGGGAATAAATAAATCCGTTTTGAAAATGCTGAAATGGTCGCGCCTTTTCGGTGGCGGATTCGGCGTGCTGGGATTGAAGGACGGCCGGGAGATGAGCCAGCCCCTGAACGAACCGACATTGCAATCGGTGGAATTCATGCACGTATTCGACCGCTACCGCGTGCAATGGACGAGCGCCGATTTATACAACGATCCCAAGGACGCCAAATTTGGCAAGCCAAAATTTTATACGGTGAGCCCCATCGGCGTCGGGCAAAGTTTCAAGGTCCATGAAAGCCGCACCGTGATGATCGACGGATTGGAAGTGCCGGACCAAGACCGACAAAGCAATCAGGGATGGGGAGACACCAGCCTCCAGCCGGCATTCGAACATTTGCGACAATTCGCGGCCGCGTATGGCGGAGCGGAAATAATCATCGAGGATTTTATCCAGGCGGTTCTTTCCATTAAAAACCTGCAGGACATGCTGGCAACGCCCGAGGGAACGGAGCTAGTGAAAAGGCGCCTAGACTTGATGGACATTTCCCGCCACGTCCTGCACATAAAATTATTGGATGCCGATGCCGAGCAATACAAAAAGGAAGCATCGAGCGTCGCCGGCCTTTCCGATTTGATGGACCGCTTCGGAACCGCCCTCGCCGGCGTGACGGGAATCCCGGCCACCAAGCTACTCGGGATGGCGCCCGCGGGATTGAACGCCACCGGAGAAAGCGATATCCGGAATTGGTACGACGACCTGAGCGCCGAACAGGAGGCCATCCTTTCACCGGTTTACGAACGCTTGTGCTATTTGGTTTTCATTTCCAAGGCCGGAGGATTCAAGGGCAAGGAGCCCGAGGGCTGGACCATCAAATGGAATCCGCTTTATGAATTGACCGCCAAGGAACAGGCCGAGCTATACAAGGCCACGGCCGATGGCGACGCCGCGTACATCGGCGCCGGCGTGCTCGATCCCGGCACCGTCCATGACCAGCGTTTTATGGGCGACGGATTCGGAGGCATCGTGGACCAGGACGAGGCGCCCGAACAAACCGAAACCGGAGCCGCGGAATAAGCCGTGCCGATTTCCCAGGAATTGCGCCTCCGCATTAAGGCCGCACGCCAGCGGGGAAAGATTCCAAAGCGCCTGCGCCGGCCGCCGAAAATGATTAGGCCCGCGGCCATCGAGCGCCAATACCGACGGGCCATTATTGAAATCATAAACCGGATCGAAAAGGCATGGCGGGAAATATTCCTGCCCCATTTGCCGGCGCTGGTGGAGGAGGCCGCGGCCGGCCGCCCGAGCGCCGACAGCATACGGAAAGATCAATGGCCCGCCGAGGCCGCCCGATTAATCGCGGCCATGAAATTAAACCTGGGCCGCGGCCGGATCCCGGTCGAGGACATCACCCAGGAATTCGGAAACAACCTCGGCAAATGGAACGACAAGGAATGGCGAAAGGTTCTGCAGGCCACCCTGGGCGTCGACCTTTTCCAAGCGGAGCCATGGCTGAGGCCGGAATTAAATGCATGGGCCCAGGTGAATGCGAATTTAATCACCAGCCTGGAGGAGACCGGCATCAGGGATGTCGAGCGCTGGACATTGCAAGGCCTGCGCACCGGCCAACGCCATGAGCAAATCACCGAGAAAATATTGGAGCGCTTCGAAGTTTCCCGTAGCCGGGCGAAGTTAATCGCCAGGGATCAAACCGCGAAATTAAACGGAGACCTCACCGAACGCCGCCAAGTCGCCGCCGGCGTCACCGGATATATATGGCGCACCAGCCTCGACGAGCGGGTGAGGGGAAACCCTGCCGGAAAATATCCGAACGCCCGCCCGAGCCATTGGATCAAGGAAGGGAAATCATTTAAGTGGAACAACCCACCGGCCGACACCGGACATCCGGGCCAGGACTACCAATGCCGATGCACAGCAGAACCGGACATGGCCGGCCTTTTGGCCGCGGCCGAGGAGTAAAAAAATGAAGGCAAGGATATGGATGCGGAACGGGGAAGTTTTCCGGTACGTGATTTTTTGCCCAGGTTGCAAAGGCACCCACCACATGGACAAGGGATGGCAATTCAATGGCGACGTGGAAAAACCAACATTTACCCCTTCCCTCCTGGCTTTCAATTCCCCGCCGCCAAACGGTCGATGCCATTCATTCGTGAAGGATGGCCGGATCCAATTTCTGGGCGATTGCACCCATGAATTAAAAGGCCAGACCGTCGACCTGCCGGATATTAAGGAGGAACCATGAACCTAAAAGACATGACCGAGGCGCTGGCCCAGGTGGTGGCGCCGGAATTGGCCGCGGGATTTACCGGCCGGCTTTCATTCGACATCGAGATGCGCCAGGGTGGAATCGCTAAAGTTTCCGTGCGCAAAGAGCATGACATCAGGGCCCGCACCGCGGGAGCGCCGCCGGTTCCGGTTCCAAGTTACCGGGAGGACGGAAACAACGGCCGATCCCCGGAATGGCGACATCCGTAAATTAGGCCCTTGCCAAATTCAATCGGACCGAGTACAATAGATCGCAACGAGTAGCCGAATCACCTGGACGGAAAAAACCAGAAGTGAGGAAAGCCCCGAGCCGAAACGGCATCGGGGATTTTTTTTATGGCAAAAAGAGAAATACGAATCGACCGCGGAGAGCTTCGGCTTAATGCGGTCAAGACACCGGAAGGTTACCTCACGGCAACAGCCAAGGTAGCGCGGACCGGAGTATTTCCATATCGAAACGCCGACGGATCCGTGCGCTATGAATTGCGCCACCCGGATGACGTTTTCAAAAAGCCGGCCATGGATTCCATGAAACAGATACCGATCACGCTCGAGCACCCGCGGCAAATGTTGACCGCGGCCAACGCCAAGGAGCTATCGGTCGGACACGTCGGCGACAGGGTGGAGGCGGACGCCCCATTCGTAATAGCGGATTTAATCATCACCGACGCCGAGGCCATCCGGGCAATCGAGGCCGGTAAGCAGGAATTATCCTGCGGATATTTTCTCGACCTGGTCGAGGATTCCGGAATTTACGAGGGCCATGCTTACACCCATCGCCAGACCAATATCCGAGAGAACCACCTGGCGATCACGGACATGGCCCGCCTCGGGCCCGAGCTTCGCATCGATTCGGATGTACCTTATTCCGTGCGCACCGATGCCCGGACAGATTCCAACCCCAACGAGGAGAGAACAATGATCAAGGTCACCATCAACGGAATTTCATACGATTGCGCACCCGAGGTCGCCAACGAGCTCGCCCGCGTGAACGCCGCCATGACCGCCGCCACCGAAACCGCCAAGACGGAAAAGGCCGCGATCCAGGCAAAGCTGGACACCGCCACCGGCGAACGGGACGGATTGAAAACCAAGTATGACGCCCTCGAGAAGGATGGACCGGCGAAAATCATCGCCGCTTCCAAGGCACGCGCAACCCTGGTCGCCGCCGCCACCAAGGCGCTGGACGCCGAGGCCGTGAAAAATCTGGACGGCATGACCGACAGCGAAATCAAAAAGGCGGTCGTGTTGGCCAAGGCGCCGAAGGGAACCAGCCTCGACGGAAAATCCGATGAGTACATCCAGGCCCGCTTCGAGCTTGCCACCGAGAACGCGGACGCGGAAAACGCGGACGACAAGCTGGCCGCCGGCCGACGCAATAGCGCACCCCGTAATGACGGGAGCCCGGAAAAGGGTGGCCAGGACGACGCCCGCACCCGCATGAACGCCCGCCTGAAAAACGGAAACAAGGATCCGGAAAAGGCCAAATAGCCGAATCGGAAACAAGCCAAGGACGTAAACGCAACTGGGCCGGCGAAAGCCACCCAACAAGGATAAGACCATGAGCCAGACCGCATATTCTCTCACCACCGCGGTGGCAGTCGCCGGCATGAAAGCCGACAGCGGTGCGGACTACGTGGAAAGCCATGCGGCGCAGGCGCAGATCAATTTCGGCCTGGGCCTAGTGAAAGCGCAAGGCGGAGACGGCCAAGTTCGGCCCCCCCTCTTAAATCAATTAATGCTGGTGCTGGATGCCAATCTTGTCACCGGCAACACCTTCGCCTTCACCTTGAACGGCGAGGCCGTTTCCGTTTTGTTCGCCACCTCTCACCTGGCCACCATGAACGCGGTCGCCGCGGCCGTGGAAGCCTTGACCGGCGCAAGTTATGACGCCACCGTCGGAGGCGCGGGAAACCGCACCCTCACCGTGGTCGCCTCCAATGTGGCCGTGGATGCTGCGAGCATTTCGATCACCGGAGGCGCGAGCCAGGCCGGAGTCGTGGAAACCCGATCCACCATTGACACGATCGTTCGTGGCATCGCCCTGCATGAGCAGCGCGAAAGCCTGATCGGCTATCCGCAATTTTCCACCGTCAACGTCCTGCGCCGCGGCAAGGCATGGGTGGTGGTATGCGATACCGTTGCCGACGGCGACGACGTTTACATCAGTTACGCCGACGCCAACGCCGGGCAATTCCGAAACGACAACGCCAGCGGCCTGCTGGTTTCGGGCGCCAAATTCCGCAGCGCCGCCACCACCGGCCAGATCGCGATCGTGGAAATCAACGAGCCGTGACGGAAACGGAAAAACAAACGCGAAAAAACAGGAGAAACCCATGAGCCAGACCGCATATTCCCTTACCACCGCCGCCGCCATGGCCGGCATGAAGGCCGACGCCCAATTCGACTACGTCGAAAGCCACCCGGCACAGGCCGCGGTCGGTTTCGGTCTCGGCGTCGTTCGACACGCCGCCGGCGACGACCGCGTGCGATTGCCCGCAGGCGCCGACGCATCCGCCGCTTTCATGGGCATTGCCCTGCATGAACAAAAGGAATCCCTGATCGGATATCTGGCCAACGATTCCGTTAACGTTTTGCGCCGAGGAAAGGCCTGGGTTTTGGTGAACGACACCGTCGCCGATGGAGAACCCGCCTTCGTGGTGAACGCGGTCGGCGATTTCGGAAAGTTCCGGAATGACAACACCAACGCCATCGTGGTGCCGACCGGAGTCTTCCGATCCGCCGCGGTTAGCGGAGGCATCGCCATCGTCGAAATCAACATTCCGTAATCCAAAGCCGGAGACGCAAGGAAAAAACTGAACAACGCCCGAATGGGCACAAGGAGAACAAGCCATGAAGGAACGCATTATCACCCAGAACCTCGACGCCAACGAGACCGCCTTCTTCGAGCGGGAATTGGAACACATCAAGGCGCGGAGCTATGATGTGATTTATCCGGAATTCATGGCATACGAATTGATCCCCATCGAAACCGATGCGGGACCCGGAGCCGAGACCATCACCTACCGCCAGTACGATCACGTCGGCATGGCGAAAATCATCGCCAGCTACGCGGACGACCTGCCCCGGTCGGACATCAAGGGCCTGGAATTCACCGCCCGCGTCAAGGGAATCGGTGGCGCCTATGGATATTCCATTCAGGAAATCCGCCGGGCGAACATGACCGGCCTCCCGCTGGAACAACGCAAGGCCAACGCCTCGCGGCATTCCAACGATCAGCTGACCAATCAGATCGCCTGGTTCGGGAACAGCGCCCACGGCATCGAGGGCCTGCTTTACAACACCAACGTCACCAAGACCGCGGCCGTGAACGGCGCCTGGTTGACGGCCACCCCCGATGACATCATCGAGGACGTGAACACCGCCATCGGCGCCATGCTTTCCACCACCAAGGGCGTGGAACGGCCGGACACGGTGGCCATCGCCACAAAGCAACACGCGCACATCGCCAGCACCCCGCGGTCGGCGACGAGCGACACCACCATCCTGGAATTCCTGCGCCGGGTTTGGCCCGGGATCACGTTTTACAGCGTGCCGGAATTCGAAGCGCTGGCCATCATCCCCAGCACCGGCGGAGCGGGACCCACCGACATCATGCTGATCTTCCGCCGGAGCGCCGACAAGCTGGGCCTGCAAATTCCGCAGACCTACGAGCAATTCCCCGCCCAGGAACGCAACCTGGAATTCGTGGTGCCGACCCATTCGCGCACCGCGGGCGTGATCGTTTATTATCCCCTTTCCGTCACGGTCGTGGACGGATTGGAAGTCTAAACCGGAAACAGTTTATTAACTTCCAAATAACCCCGGTCGATTTGGCCGGGCAAACCGGAGAACGAGCATGAAAAAAATTACATGGAACCGCCCGCACCTGACCTCCTTCGGCCTGCACCAAATCATGCCGGGAGAAAACCTGGTCGAGGATTCGGTCGCCACCGAGATCGGTAAGCATTGGGCATACGACCGGGCCGCCAAGGCCGGCCTCGTGAAAATCGAGGATGCCACCGCCGTCAAGACCGCACCCGCCGCCGAGAAAAAGACCGTAAAGAAAGGCGCCGACAGCGACGCCTAAACAGGAGTCGTCGTGCCGATTTCGACAGCCACCGATATTATCACCTTGCGGGCACCGGCGCTGGCAATAGCCTACGCCGCCCGCATTCCCGATTTAATCCTCCTCGCCACCCAACAGACCGGCGATATTTTCGGGACCCAAAAGCAAACCGCCATCGCCTACCTGGTTTTGCATTGGCTGGCCCTCGAGCAACGAGGCGCCTCCGGAGCACCGGGACCAATCACCAATGAGGCCGAGGGCGACCTTTCCCGCGGATACGGAACCAGCGGCACCGGCATCAGCGGAGACCTGGGATCGACGTCCTGGGGATTGGAATTAAAGCGCCTCCGGGATTCAACTATTTTCGCCGCACGAAACCGGATGATGCCGGGCCTATGAGCCGGAACAGCGTCAAGGACACCGACCTCGGCTGGGACCGCATCAAGCGCACCATGGGCAGGCTTTCCGGTTCCCACACCAAGGTCGGCCTGCAACAGGGAGCCCAGCATAAGGGAGAGGACGGGACATCCGACCTCGTCAGCATCGGCGCCGCCCATGAATTCGGAGCGCCAGGGATTCCCCGCCGGTCATTTTTGCGGCCTTCATACGACGAGAACAGGAAAGGATTGGAACGGGTGATGGCCCAGGAAAAGGGAAAGATTATCCTGGGCACCAGCACCATCGAGGATTCATTGGACCGGATCGGCCTTCTTCACACCGCCCAGGTGCAGGCCAAGATCCGGTCGAACATTCCACCGCCCAACGCGCCGGCCACGATCGCCATCAAGGGGAGTAGCGCAACCCTCATCGACACCGGGCAAATGATCCAAAGCATCCGCCACGTGAACGAGATAAAAAAATGAGCCTGCGCAATTTCATCCTGAGCATCCGACGCCTGGCCAGCGGCCAATACGTGGACGGGACATGGACGACCGAGGCCGAGATCGCACCCTTTGACATTATCGCCAGCGTGCAACCCCTGACGCCAAAGGAAATGAAAACCCTGCCCGAGGGCCGGAGGAATTCCCAGGCATACCGGATTTACACCGACATCGAGCTTCACACCACCCGGCACCAGAACCCGGACCGCGTGCAATTATTCGGCGAGGAATTCGAGATTTTATCCGTCGAGGTTTGGCAGAACCAAATCATAAGCCACTACAAGGCCATCGCCATCAAGGTCGAACAACCAGCGGTCCTGGCATAAAATGCCGTTTTCGTTTACCGATCCATGCGCGGGCCCGGGCGTCGATCCCTTTTGGACATTGGGCGTGGGAGGGCCGACGATTTCGGAGGCGGGCCTTTATCGCGTGGACGGAGACAACGTCAACGAGGAGAATTTCCAAGGGACGATCACCTATTTCACCCATGAGCTCGCCACCGCGGTCACGGAATTTCTGGCCACCCTTGGGGTTTGGTACAACACCCCGAACCTCGGCGCCGGCAACGGATTAAGCTGGGATAATTTCGCCACCATTTTCTCGGCCGGAGGCAACACCTATTGCGGATACCAGCTATGGTACGATTTCAACACCGACGAATTCGGCGCCCGCTGGTTTTTTATCGTGGATTCGGTTTTAGTTTGGAGCGAGGAGGTGCTGACGCCAGCGGCCGTCGGAGCCCGGCCTTTTCTTTTTACGCATTCGGCCGATTTCAAAATGACCCAGAACGGTCCGGATATCGAATTGAGGATCAACGGAACCCTTAAACACACGGAGCCGGGCCTGCTCACCGTGGACACCGGGTTTTTGCTGAACCGATTTATTGAGGATAATATATTCGGGCCTTCGGCTTATGCGCAAATCGGATACGGAACCATCGACGACATCAGCATCACCGCCGAGGACCCGCCGGCGCTGACGGCACCCAACCTCCTCATGCCCGCGGACGCCGCCACCGGAATATTCACCGGGCCGCTTTTGAATTGGGAGGCGGTCGCCGGCGCCACCAGTTACGCCGTGGAAATAGCAACGGATGCCGGATTCACCGCCATCGTTTACAGCGCCAGCGGTATATTGGAAACCAGCCTGCAGGTGCCGGCCGAGACATTGGACCAGGGAACCGGATATTTCTGGCGGGCCCGGGCCAACGACGACTAGGAGAACAGATGCCATTCGGTCCATTTTCCAGCACCTTCTCCTTCACCACCACAACGGTGCCGGCGCCGAGCCATACGCCATCGCCGACATTGGCCGAGCTTCGATCCGCGATTTACGAATGGGTGGTCGGATGCCTGCCGGCGGGATGGAAAGTAATATTCGAGCGCCAGAACGCGCCGCGGCCGAGCAACGAGGCCAGCCCATCCAAGTACGTGACCATTTTCATGAGCCCGCTGACCAAGCCCGGCCTCCGGGATTTCCAAGGCCCGGTCGAGCAATTGGACACCGAGGTATTAAACGTGGAAATGATCGGGGATCGTGAATTCGCAATCACCCTGCAGGCATTCGGAAAAGGCGGGATCCAAGTGCTCGAGGATTTGCGGACATGCCTGGACATCGAATCCGTGATCGACGCCTTGCGGGAGGAGGCCATCGCCACCATCCAGCCGGCGGACGTCGTGGATTTGACCGGGCTTTATGATTCGCAATTTTTGGAGAGGGGAAGCCTTGAAATCCGGTTCAGAACCCATGCCAGCACGCAGGATCAAAACGCTAACTATATTGAACGGGTGGAAGGCGAAGCCACCTACGAGCATCCACCGGAACCGGATATCGTAATACCTTTTATTGCAGACCTGACCCCTTAAGGAGGAGCCAATGGACATCACCAATATCGTCGACGTCACCATTACACGCGACAGCGTGACCGTTTCCCAGCAGGGCTTCGGCACCGGCCTGATTTTGGCCACCCACCTGAACAACACCAGCCGCGTGGAATATTATTCCAGCCTTTCGGAATTGGCGCTGGTTTTCCCATCGACCACCGAGGCATACAAGGCCGCGGCCGAGGTTTTCAGCCAATCACCGGCTCCGGATCGCGTGGCCGTCGGCCGCCGACAAGTCGACGCCGCCGACGTCACGGTTTCCACCGTGGCCAATCTCACCCTTTACAGCGTCACCATCAACGGCGTGAATTTTCCGTTCACCTCGGATGCCAGCGCCACCGCAACGGAAATCCGTGACGGATTGATCGCCGCCGTGAACGGAGGGAGCGAACCCGTCACCGCCGCGGCCGTGGATGCCAACACCTTCAGCCTGACCCAGGACGTGCCGGGCGACGCGTGGACATTGACCGTTAGCGCCCGCTTGACCATCGACGCCTTGACCGCGGTCGATGCCATCGCCGACGACCTCACCGCCATCAACAACGAGCAATCGGATTGGTACGGATTGGTTCTGACCGACCGAACCAGCGCCGACATGCAGGACGGCGCCGCGTGGGTGGAGGCCAACAAAAAGTTCTTCTTCGCATCCACCAAGGAATCGGACGTGATCAACGTTTCCGATCCCTCGGACACCACCAGCCTCGCCGCCATTTTGAAGGCCGCGGGATACGACCGCACCGCGTGCATTTATCACGCCGCGGCCGACACCGCATATCCGGACGCCGCCTTCATGGGCCGGATTTTGGCGCTCGACCCCGGAACATACACCGCCAAATTCAAGAACCTGGCTGGCGTCGCCGTTTCCGTTTTGACGAGCACGCAAAGCATCAACGCCCTGGCCAAGAATTGCAACACCTATGAGCAGGTGGCCGGCGTGAACATCACCGCCGATGGCGTGGTTTCCAGCGGCGAATATATCGACACCATCATCGGGATCGATTGGCTCGAAGCCCGGACCAAGGAAAGGGTATTCGGCAAATTGGCCGGAGCCCTGAAAATCCCATACACCGATCCCGGCATCGCCGTCGTGGTGGCTGAGATCAAAGCGCAATTGCAACAGGGCGTCGACCGCACCTTCCTGAGCAACGACCCCGCACCAACCGTGACGGCGCCGCTTGCCAAGGACGTCGCCACGATCGATAAGCAGGCACGCCTCCTGCCCGATGTGAAATTCAACGCCACCCTGGCGGGAGCAATTCACAAGACCGAGATCAACGGCGTCGTTTCCGTTTAACCAAGGCCGCCCAACAAGGAGAAAACCATGCTGAGAACCTACGACCCCAAAGCCGTCCGCATTATCATCGGAGGCGTTCCCATTGGCGGATTCGCCGCGGGAACATTCCTAAGCCTCGCCATGGACGAGCAGGCCTTCACCAAGGAGACCGGCGCCGACGGCGAAACCGCCCGAGCGAAAAGCAACAACAACGGTGGAACCGCCACCATCACCCTGATGCAAACGAGCCCGAGCAACGACGTGCTGGCCGCGATTGCCCAGGCCGACCGCCTGCTGAATGCCGGCGTCGTTCCCATTTTGATCCAGGACGGGAGCGGGAGAACGACCCTGTTCTCGGCAACGGGATGGGTTCAAAAGCAACCGGACGCCGCCTTCGGTTTGGAAATCGAGGACCGGGAATGGGTGATGGACCTTTCCGATGTGGATTATTTCGTCGGAGGCAACCCCGACGTCACGCCGGCGTAAGGGCTGGCCGTGCTTCAATCCAAAGAGAAAACCATCGACGACGTCGCGGTCCGGATTACGGAATTCGCCGCACGCCGCAAATTGCTCCTGCAGATAAAGCTGGTCAAGCTGGTCGGGCCCGCGATAGGCGCCGCGGCCGGAGCCGGAAAAGGCGGGATCGGATTCGACGCCAAGATCGGAACCGAGGCCATCGGGCCCGCGATCCAAAAGCTGGCCGACGCCATGGACCCAGAATCATTTTTTCAATTGGCCATGGAGCTATTGCAGGACACATGGGTGAACGGGAAAGAGATCAAGACCAACGCCCAATTCGACGCCGCGTTTGAGCATAGCCTGGTTTTTCTTTTTAAGGTTTTGGGATTTTCATTGGAGGTAAACTTCTCCGATTTTTTCGGCAAGGGAGGCATTGGAGCAATCCTGCAAAGGTTCGCGCCGGTCCCTCCCAACGCATCGCAGAGCGCCTGAGCCCCGAGCTTCGAGAGGAGCTTTTAATATGGCGGGTGGTTTTGGACGGAGCGGCAACGCTGGAGGAATTGGAAACGACCTGGAGCCTTGACGACCTACTCCGAGCCAACGCCGTGCTAGATTTCCGGGCCGAGGTTGAGGCGGAGGCCATGAAGGCCGCCAAGGCCAAAGGAGGTAAGTGATGCCAGGCGGAGGCGGCGGAATAACGGTCCGGGAATTAATAACCAAATTGGGATGGGATGTCGACGAGGCAACCATCAAGCGATTCGACCGAGCGGTCGGAACAGCCAAGGTGGGCCTGCTTGCAATAACGGGAGCGGCCGTCGCCGCCGGCGCCGCCCTGATCGGCGTCGCCATTTCAGCCGCCAACGCCGGAGAAGAAGCCATCGCCACCGCGGAATTGGTCGGCCTTTCCGTCGAGGAATTCCAAAAATACCGACACGCCGCCAGCCTTGCCGAAGTTTCAAATGAGGAATTCACCACCAGCCTGCGCTTTTTAACCCGCAACGTGGGCGACGCCATCCGCGGCCAAGGCGAGGTGGGAAAGACATTCGCCAAATTGGGAATCACCCTCAAGGACGCCAACGGAAACACCCGCGACACCGGATCAATCCTTCGGGATGTGGCCGACCGGTTCCAGGGCATAAAAGACCCAGCCACCCGGGCCAGTTTAAGCATGGACCTATTCGGCCGCGGAGGCGCCCGCATGGGCCGCTTTTTGATGCAAGGATCCGCCGGGCTCGAGGCCGCCAGCGCCGCCGTTTCCACCTTCGGGCTTTTCACCGAGGCCACCGCCAAAGAGGCGGACGCCATGGGCGACAGCCTGCAGAATTTGAAAGGCCTCGCCTTCGGATTGCGGAACGAGCTCGGCATCCGATTATTCAAATCGATCCGGGACATTTCAGAACGGATGCAAAAATGGCTCATAGCAAATGAAGCCGTGATCAAACAAAAGCTGGATAAATTCGTGGAGGGATTGACCAAGGCCCTCGGATATTTGCTTTTGATTGGGGAAAAGGTTGGCGCCTTTTTCGTTTGGGCGATTGAGCGATTGGGCGGATTCGACAACGCCGTGAAGTTGGTTCTTTTCGGCGTGACGGCATTGACAATAGGATTCGCCGCCCTGGCCGTGGTGGCGCTGATTGCATGGGGGGAAATTTTAATCCTTCCGGCATTGATCGCCGCGGGAATTTTCCTGGTGATTTTGGTTTTAGAGGACCTGTACGTTTGGATGCAAGGCGGGCAATCCGTCATCGGAGGATGGCTCGACAATTTCCAATCCGTGAAAAAGGTTTTGGACGGCGTCGCCAGCGTGATCGCGGGATTCCTGACTTTTATCGTCGGGCTTTTCACAGCGGACGGCAACCTGATTATTGCGGCCACCGACGAGATGATCAAGGGCATCCTGAACGTGCTGACCAGCACCGCCTCCCTGATCGCCAAGGCCATCGCCTACCCTTTTCAATTGGGGTTCGAATTAATTAAAAAAGTGATCCCGGATTGGGCCGTTAAATTTTTGACCGGAGGATTTAACACCGGCGGATTCGGCCAATTGCCTGCCGGTATTTCTGGCGGTCCAAGCCTCGCCGGCGCCGGCTTAAGCGGAGGATTTAATGCCGGAGCATTCGCCCGGCCATCCGTGGTGAACGGCGCCAGCAACAGCACCAGCGCCACCGCCACCGTGAATAATTATGTCACGGTCCCGCCCGGAACACCAGGACAACAAGTGGATGCGATCCGATCTGCCGTCGGCCAAGTCGTTGATGAGCATTTGCGCCGAAGTTTTGATCACGTGAACCAAGAAAATCCGCAGGTGGATTAATGGCCCTCGACGCCCTTGTCACCAAGCGCCCAGCGCCAACGCGGATAGGGCCCACCATGCTCCTGGACGCATTGGTGCGGGAGAGCCATGACCGCCAGGCCGAGGTGACGGAATTTCCCGTCGAGACCGGCGCCAATATTTCGGACAATATCCGGAACCGCCCGCGGGAAGTTTCCATCGACGGATTCATAAGCAATAACCCGGTCCGATTTTTGGGAGGGATTCCCAAAACCCTGATCCGCGGAACACCCGGCGCCGATGATTCCGTCGTCGGGCCCAATTTAAACCTGATCGCGCTGGCCTTCGCGGAATTGGAACGCCTATACGACGCCCGGGAATTGATCGAGGTGGCAACGCCCAGGCGCCTTTACCAGAATATGGCCATCACCCGCCTGAATATTCCAAAGGACCGGAGCACCGGCGCCGCCCTCCGGTTTTCCGTTTCATTCCGGGAGGTGGAACGGGTGGAGACGCGGACGGTCGGCCGGAGGTTCACCCGAACCACCCAGGAGCGGTCACAGCCGAAACGGGATGCGGGAAAGAAAACACCACCGCCGGCAACGGCCAAGGCCGCGGAAAAGGTCACCAACCAATCCGCCCTATTTAAATTGACGCCGGCACCTTTAAGGCCACCCACCCCATGATTCAGATTCCATTTCAAACCGCCGCCGCCTTCACCCAGGAGGTAACGCTGGACGAGGTCCCGTACCGTTTGGCATTCGCATGGAACGGACGCGCCGGACATTGGAGCATGACATTTCATGACCGAGACGGAACGCCGCTGGTGGAGGGAATCCGCGTCGTGCCGGAATACGAATTGATCCGCCAATTCCCAGGCCGCGGGATTCCGCCGGGCATGATTTTTTTCGTTGACCCCCTCGGCCTGCGCAAGGTGATAAACCGAAACGACGTCCCAACGGACATCGAGCCGGTTTATATGACCGAGGACGAGGTCGATGCTATTTGATCGCATCGCCGCCATCGAGGTAAACCCCGTCGCCGCACCCGCCCTGGCATTCCGAATCGAGGGCGTGCGTATTGAATTCACGGTGAAAAAAGACCGGGACAAGACCAGCAACACCGCGGAGATCAACCTTTACAACCTGGCCGCGGACACCCGGGCCCGGTTCCGGAAGGACGACCTGATCATCCTTTACGCGGGATACAGCCAGGAGACCGGCGCCGAATTGGTTTTTGCAGGCGACATGGTGAGCGTCGCGCATGAGACGCGGCCGCCCGAGGTCATCACCAAGATCGAGGCCAACGACGGAGCCCGCCGCGGCCGGGAGAAAAGGATCGCGCTTTCATATTCGGCCGACACCAGCGCACCCCAGGTCCTGCAGGATATCCTGAAGCAATACGGCGCCGCGATTAAGGCATTCGGAACCAGCATCCCCGCGGCAAAGTTCCGGGATAAATTCCTCGAGCGGTTCCGGGATTCCAAGTACCTGCAGGGATTCACATTTGAGGGCCGGGCCGAGGACGCCATGGAAAAATTGGGAAAGCGCCTAGGCCTGACGATCACATCCCAGAACAACGAGCTCAAAATCATCGCCGAGGACGGAGACGACGGATCGCCACAAGTGGTCCTCCTTTCACCGGAGACGGGATTAATTGGGAGCCCGGAGCGCCTATCCAAACGGGAGGAGGACGCCAAGGAAAAACCCAAAGAGGAGGGATGGAAGATCACCGCCCTGCTCCAGCCCAAAGCCGAGCCGGGTGGCGTGGTGGCCGTCAGGAGCGTCGCCATCGGCCAGGAGACCCAATACCGCGTCCAACGGTTAACCCACCGCGGAGATACCCATGGCGCCCTCTGGGAGACGGCCATGGAGGTTTTGGATAGGACCGGCCAATGAGCACGTTACCACAGGCAACCCGCCGAGCCATCGAAGGACGCCTGGCCGAGATTCACACGGCCATGCCGGGACGGGTGGAGACATACGACCGGGCCCGGGCCATGGTTTCGGTAAAGCCATTGATCAAAAGGATTTACCGCGACGGAATGAAAATAAGCCTGCCGGTTATTTCCAACGTTCCGGTCATTTTCCCGCGGAGCGGAGAGGCCTCGCTATCGTTTCCGCTTCAAAAAGGGGACACCGGCCTGATTTTATTTTCGGAGCGGAGCCTGGAGAATTGGCTGGCCCGAGGCGGAGAGGCGGAGCCGGGAGACCCCCGCCGGTTTGATTTGACCGACGGCATATTTCTGCCCGGGCTTTACCCATTCAACGCCGCCAGCCCGGCGGAGGCGGACGGGAGCCTGGCCCTGAAATTCAAGACGGCCAAAATCAAGCTACAGCCAAACGGCAAGATTGCCATCGGCAACGCCCAGGACGAGCTTCTGGATATTATCGATGACCTTTTCCAGGCGCTGGTAATTTCCGTGGTGCCGACCGCCATCGGGCCACAGCAATTATCCGAAGTCACCAACGGGAACATCGCCGCGATCAAGCTACGCCTTGTAAATTTCCTCAAGGGAACCATCTGATGGCATACAGCAACACCGCACTATCCGCCGCCATCAAGGCCGCCCTCGACAGCGCCCAGGCGCAAATGATGGTGGACATTGCGGCCGAGAACCCGAGCACCATGAAACAAGATTTTTGCGATTTGATCGCCACAGCAATCGTGAACCACCTGAACGCGCACCCGATCCAGATCCCCATCGGCACCGTGCTGGTGGCCGCCACCGGCGGAGTTTTCAACGTCGTACCTTTAGCAACGCAGGTATCATAATGGCCAAGGACATAATGCTGGACGCGCCGACCCACGACCTCATCGTGGAAAATTTTGATTTCAAATTGGTGGACGGCATCGACCGCGTGCGGCAACAGATCGCAATCCGCCTGCAGTTTTTCAAAGGGGAATGGTTCCTAGATTTGGATTTCGGCGTGCCGTGGTTTCAGGAAATCTTAGGGATCAAACCACCACCGCTGGACCGCATCGAGGACATCATCCGCACCCAGGTCCTGACAACGCCGGACGTGCTGGAATTGGAAAGCCTGGAATTGGATTACAACGGCGCCAACCGAACCCTGGCCGTTAGCCTTCGGGCGAAAACTATATTCGGAACCGTGACGGTGGAGGAGACCATCCTATGAGTTTCGGATTAAGCGCCACCGGTTTTAACCGCATGCTTGAGAGCGACGTCCTCTCCGCCATCGACGTGGAGGTGCGGCCGATTTTAGGCATCCCGGTCGATTCACCCATTACCCCGGATTCCGTCGCCGGCCAAATCAACGGCGTGATCGCCCGCCAGATTGGCCTGGTTTGGGAAGCGCTCGAGGCCATTTACCACAGCCAATACCCGAACAGCGCCACCGGCATAGCGCTCGACAACGTCGCCGCATTGGAAAATATCACGCGCCTGCCGGCGACATCAACGGCCGTGCAGGCCGCTATTCAAGGCGACGAGGGAACGCTGGTGCCGGCAACGACGCGGGCATCCATCACACCGACCGGCGAACAATTCGAAGCCCAGGCCGATGCCACCATCGCCAGGACCAACACCCTGCGGGTGAAAATCAGCATCAACACGGTGGCCAATACCACCCTTTATCGGATTTCGATCAACGGAACCAATAGCGATTTCACCAGCGACGGGAGCGCCACCGACCTGGAGATCGCCGCGGGATTAACCATCGCCGTGAACGCCAGCATCGAGCCCGCCACCGCCGTGGACAATTTGGATGGGACCATCACCATCACCACCGACGACAACGAAACCGCCATGGACATCGACGTCGATCCGCAGGAGGCGCCGACATTCGAGCGCTTGGACCTGGACGAGATATGGACGCCACAGCCATACGCGGCCGTTAACACCGGCGCCGTGCAGGCGCTGACGGGAACGCTGAACGTGATCGAAACGCCGGTTTCCGGATTCGACGCCATCACCAACCTGCAGGACGGAACCCTCGGCCGCGATTTGGAGACCGACACCGACCTCCGGATCCGGAGGAAACAAGTTCTGAGCCTTGGAGGCCTTGCCACCTTGGCCGCAATTTTGGCGAACATCGTCGCCGAGGTTGAGGGCGTGACGGCCGCGGCCATTTACGAAAACACCACCGACGCCGTGGACGTGGACGGGAGACCGCCGCATTCATTCGAGGCCGTGGTCCAGGGCGGAACCGACGCCGACGTCGCGCAAAAGATATGGGACACCAAGCCCGCGGGCATTGCCACCTTCGGCAACACCACCGAGCAAATCGAGGACAGCAACGGCGACCTGCAGGACGTGAATTTTAGCCGGCCGGTTCCGCAATATATCCACCTGAAATTTGTTTACACCCTATACGCCGAGGAAGATTTCCCGATCGATGGAGAGGCGCAAATCGCCGCGGCCGTTTTGGCCTTCGCCCTTGCCAACCACCCGGTCGGCCGGGACGTCCTGCTCGATCGATTTATCGGGCCCTGCTTCACCGTTCCGGGATTGGCCAGCATCACCGTCACCGCGGACGCCACCGCGGCACCGCTGGACCCGCCGACATACGCCGCCGCCAATATCGTCATCGGAGCAACCCAGGTGGCGGAATTCGACAGCGCCAGGATCACCGTTTCCGTTTAACGGAGCAAGCCATGGCCACCAGGGAATACGAGGACGAGCTTCTGAAAAAGGCGGATCCATTGACCGCCATCGAAACCGATGTGCTGACCGCCGCGGCCGGCCGCCTCAAGACAAAGCATGACAAGGACGTGAAGCGCCTCGCCCAGCTACGGAAAAAAAACGGCCTCGACGCCACCGAGCGCACGGAGGTGGATGCCATCCGGCAAAAGATCGGACCGGAAATAAAACGCGCCGCGAACATGGATCGAAAAACGGGACGACCTGTGGAACCGGTCTGGTAATATGGCCCTCGATGTCGCACACGGATATATGAAAACCGGGACAGCCGCTCCCGGAACCATTATCACGATCACACCCGGATTCGTGACGAAGTTCCTGATCTTTATTTGCAACGGCCGCACCGAAATCGTTGACGCATCAAGCCTTCGCACCCACAAGAGAACGATGGGATTGGCAACCGGAGTCGGATCAAATTATTCGCTGACATCAAGATCAGAGCAGAACGTCACGCCAGCGAATACCGCTC